AGAGGTATGTCTGGTGGTATTTGGGACGGTAAAAACCCTCATTGTGTCATCAATGGACAAAATAAGTTTACGCGAATATTTATCAAAAACAAAAGGCTACAATAACCTATGGAAACAATAATGGAAAATAGATTTGATAGGAGTCTTTTTATTAATTTAGTTTTTGCCGGTGGAAATCCCGACGTCGCTTATTTAAGCACCTCCAAATATACAATAGAACAATACGAAGCAGCTATTGAAACAGACGAATACAAGGAGTTTGCTAAGAAGATTGAAAAGCAGTTCATAGAGAATGCTGACCTTCTGTTAATGGGTAATCTGTACAGGGCACAGGAAGCTATGATGATGGTAGGACCCGACGATAAAAATTATCCACAGATAATGCGTGCATACACTGAAATGCTGAGACTAACCGCACCAATCGTTGAACGGTTATCAAAAGTGCGGGCGGAAGTAAATGCCTTCAATGGACTTAAACTCGTCATCAAAGGAGCTGAAGAGAAAGTTTAATGCAATATTATATATCTGATTATTCCCCCCACCCGGGACAAATCAAATTACACAAATCGAACAGCAAAGAGATACTTGTTATATCTTCAATCCGTGCGGGAAAATCTTATTCATTAATCCATGAAGCTATTGTATCCGCATTTAATAATGAAACGCCATATGGTCTTTTAATATCGGCACCAACATATAAACTCGTTGAGGCAGTATTAGAGCGTCCGATAGTATCACAATTAGCATCGCTCGGTTTATTAAAGGAACACTCTTTTTCCAGACATGAATCTACATTGATGAATGGCAACATTATTTATTATCGCTCACTCGAAGAGCCGGACAACGCACTAAGAGGCTTAAACATTTTTAAAGCCATTGTTGACGAAGCAAGTTATTGCAGCAAGTATTCAATCGATGTAGTCAAAGGCAGGTTACTGACCACCAACGGACAATTAATTCTCGTCGGTACACCTGCTGGTACAGTCTCCTGGATGTATGATGATTATATAGCAACGCCAAAAGAGAACGTAGAATATATAAAGTTTTCAATATTCGACAATCCCATTATAACCGAAGATGCAGTTGAAAGATTACGACAGAGTTATGACCCTTTATTGTTTAAGCAGGAAATTCTCGGAGAATGGGTCAACCTATTTAAGCAGCAGATATATTATTCTTTCGGCGAGGAAAATATTTCTCCGGCGCAAAAAGATAATTCTCAAATATATATCGGACTGGACTTCAACGTTGATAAGAATGCATGGGTGGCAATTCAGAAAAATCAGAACAACACCTTTAAAGTAATTAAAGAAGGTTACGGAGCAAGAACTACTACCGATGTAGCTAAACAAATAATATCTGAATATGGACAGGGAGTTATAGTTATTCCCGATGCAACAGGCGGAAATAAATTGCAGGGAGTGGCGACAACTCAGTTTCAACTTTTGCGGCAAGCCGGACTTCATAATATCATTGAAAACAGAAGCAATCCCCTACGCTCTAAACGGTACGCAGTTGTCAATGCTGCACTCTTAAATGCTTTAAGTCAACGGCGAATTACAATTGACCCGTCGTGTAAGATACTAATTAAAGAACTTCGCGAGTTATCATATAAAGAGAACACTGATAAAGTTGACGACAAGGGAGCAACAATAGGACACATTTCAGACGCTTTTGGTTATGCACTTATGTATCTGACAGGTTCTCAGGTAGGTCAGGTTATAAACTCAACTGCCGATTATGTTAAGGACTTTAAACAGAGAGCAGCTCTCGCAAATTCACTATCTTTTTAATTTGGTTAATAATCCCCCTTTAATAGAACACACAGAGGAAATAATGAACAATCCAATCAATTATACAGCCCGAATCGATGCAGCGGAAGGAAAATTGTTCTATGACAATCTTCTTAACAACGCTCAATATGTAAAAAAATATTTCCCAGCCTCACCTGGAGAGACCAGCGAAGAATATATACGGCGCCCAAAAATAGCAGTTCCAATAACATCATCCATAGTTGACAGAATAGTTAATATTCTAAACTTTAAAACTGTTATCACCGCCAACAACAAAGAAGCACAGGACAAGCTGGATACAGTATCCATATCAGTTAAACTTTCTGAGTTTATCCGTGACGTAATGGTCAACACTCTTAACACAGGCAATAACTTATCTGTATTGAGAATTGTAGATAGAAAAGTAAGTCTTGAAAACTGGGATGGAACTTATGTCTGGATGAACGGGGATTTGTCCGGTTATGAGTACACTCTCAGAGATGACTTAATAGTACCTGTTTTATCGCCAGAAGTTAAAGAAGACAAAATTGTAAGAGTTATAATAGACGAATATGTCTTCGGAAATATTGCACATGGTCTTCCTTTTACTCCGAGCGTCCTAACAAAGAACGTTGACAAATATGAAGATGGGTGGGGAAAATCATATCCGATGCGATATGCAGACCTTATTGTAGAATACAATCATATTATCAGTCAAATATCAAAATCAATTAAAGTATTACAGAATGTTTGGGTTACAAACAGGGACGTTGACAATCCGGAGAATCCTATAAGATTGTCGCCGGACAGAATTAATTTTCTCGGCGTTGATGGAACATTAGAACAGGCTATCCGTAATCTTAATTTAAAAGAAGAGAAAGACTACCTGGATATTCTTGAACATCAAATATCAAGAGCTTCACAAGTACCCGCCGAACTTGCAGGACTAAAGGACGTAGGGAAACTTCCATCAGGAATAGCATTACAAATATTATTGCAGCCGCTCGTTGAACTAATCGAAAGACTCCGCACAATATTCAATCCTATGATTGAACAGCTTGCACTTAAATTAGTTTTAATGCAGTATATCGCCGAGGGAAAAACTCCACCGTCAAATCTTGAAACAACCGTACAAACCAATCAATCTATTTTTCCGGAAGACAGGACAGCCATAATAAACGAAGTAATTTTGTTGAAGAAAGAAGGACTAATAAACGACGAGCAGGCAAGGCTATTATTGGAACCAATTATCGGTCTTGATTTGAAAGGACAGGCAACGTAATGGCTCAGCTAAAGAACTTCGACAGCGCCTCAAGAGTAATCAAAAACAGAGTGGTTAACTCTCTGCAAAGCAGTTGCAAAGTCCTTGTTGAGCGATACCTTGAGAATCAGTTAGAATCAGGTGTTGATGCAAAGGGTGAAAGGTTTCCGGAAAAGAGAGAATCCACAAAGAAAGCATATGATAAAAAAGGATATGATACTACACACTGGCTTATACGCACAGGCAAATCGACAGGATTGAATTTCAATAATACATCGGGCGGGTTTAAAGTAAGTCCATTTGATGCGGAACTATTGAAGAAAGTCAGACGTGCTGATGACTGGTTCACGCTAAACGAAACTATCACTCAACAAATTATTCATAAAATTAAAGAGGATTTAAAAAGATGATAACATCGTATATCACGCTACATGAAGCTGGGTTGTTTTATCCTAACATGGCAGACTATGACCCCGAGCAGCAATCAAATGCACTGAGCGTTTCGTTTTCATTTGTAAACAGTTATCTTGACAGCACACTTAATGTACCGGCAATACTTGTTGATGGAAGCGTACCCGCAATATTGAAAGTTTTACAGTCAAGATTTTATCAGTGGGTTCTTGAAACAAGTAATCACGGATGGTCTCAGGAATTACAGAATCTTTACGACTCAATATCTGAATCATGCAGAAAGATTACCCTAAATGAAATTCTTGTTTCCGAAATTCAAATAACCTCACAGGAAATCGGATGGAACATTGTTGACGGGAATTGTGCGGCAGGACAGGTTTTTGTATCCGGCAACGCACCGCTTGAAGTGAACAATTTAGTATTCACAGTTGTATCAACCGGAACAACCTATGTGGCTGACACAATATTTGAAATTAAAAGAAGCGACAGTAATGCAGTGTTCGCAACTATCAACGGAGATTTTGACTGGCAGGTCGTAGGAGTAAGTTATTTGAATATTCGTTTTGACGGACAATTTACAAGCGGCGAAACTTTTTCTGTCAAAGGTGTTCCCGATACATTAAATGTTGTATCAAGTAAACTAATAATTCAACAATCATCGGTATTATACTAATATGCAAAACATTAAAAGTCTGCTAGAAACAGCACTCAAAAGTCTTCTCGTTTCTTTAGAAAAGGTGGACGCAGTAAAAAGTTTTCCGACAACGGAAAAGGTTTTAAATGATGCAGAAAAAATTGTTTTCAAAGACGCTGCAATAGCATTGGGCGACTACAGTTTTATAAATGAACTATATTCTATTGGATTAGATAAGATAAGGCACAAAGTTCAAATATTATATTTTATCAAGTCAGACATCGGTATGCAAAACAGCGGCGCAAACATTAATTTAATTGTCGCTGAATTAAGAAATAACAATTTCAATATCCCCACCCTTCTGCTTGGAAATGTCAACGCATCGTTTGAATACAAATTTTTAACAGATAGAACTAGTTACGTGGTAATGGAATATTCTGTCACCGAAATACAGGAGAGATAATAATGATACTAAAAGACTTCTACCAGGGAACAACCAAAAAATTTGATGTTACAATTATCTATGATGGTGTCGCTCCCAATATATCCAATGATATGGTAAGAATCATATTTAAAAACAAAAAGGGCGGTGAAACAATTTTTGCAAAGGCAGCCGATTCACTAATATCAGGAGCGCAGGGTAAGGCGGTGTTTTATCTTGAAGATGAGGACACACAAACAATCCCTGCAGGCAAATACTATTATGAGATACTATGGGAATTAGTAACCGGAGATAAATATGTCGCAATAAGCGATACAGTAAACATTTTAGAAAGAATATAAAAATTAAGGAGTAACAATTATGGGTTCATTGACGAACTACGCTGAAAATAAGTGGCTAAATCATGTATTAAAAGGTATAGCTTTTTCACAGCCTGCATCTCTCTATCTTGTACTATCAACGGCAGACCCTCTTGAAGACGGGTCAGGACTCGCAGAACCATTAGGAAATGGGTATGCAAGAGCCGCATGTAGCACCTCATTTGGTGTGGCTTCTTT